CCATAGATTTCAATCCATAGTTCTGCATGAGTTCTATATTCAAAATCACTTATAATGATTTCATCAGTTATAGCATCAACAATCATAAAGCTCATTTTCTAAACCTTTCAATAATCCAAGCTATGAGAACGGCACCTGCTCCGGCAGATATAAATAAACAAACTAATCCTAAAGCTATTTCCATATTATTTCCTTAAACATAAAATGATTGGCACATTACCAATCTTGTGTTGATCATACATTTCTATGATTTGAGTTTTTGCATTTTCACAAGTGAGTTGAGAATCGAAAGGGATTGTCGCGGTTTCAACGGATGTTCTACCAAATAAAATCATAATCATAACAAAGCTATTCATCATCATCTCCAATGTCAGTGTGTCTTGCAAATCCGAATCCAAGCGCAAACCCGACAAGGAATGCGCCTAGATAAACATACCAGAAAAACATTTTAAACATACAAGTCATATTAATAAAAAATCATGTTACCAATAACTGCGACTTGCTTTTTATCTTTCCAAGGATTTGAAATCCGAGTGTCGTGAAAGAATTTACTATTTGCAACCGGGTTGACATGCTTTTTCTTAATAATCTGTAATGCTAACAATTCATGCTTGAGTAACTCCTCTCTAGTTGGCTCACGCATTTTGTTTTGCTGCATAAGTGTTATGTACTCAAATTGCTTTGGTGCATACACCACATCACAGATTTTCTCGACTTTATGCCCTGCTCGATTCATCACCACTGCACCTACGGCAAGTTTCTGATCGTAAGTACTCGCTTCACCGAATAGCACAAGTGCTAGACATGCCACGTTCATCTCAAACATGATTTATAGTAATGAGACTAGAACGATGATTGCGTAAACCAACGCAACAATAATGGGAAGAAAAAGATCGAGAGGAATTGCCCATTCAAAGTCATTAGATTCACGAGATTCAAGTTTACGTTTCAGCATTACTGCTTTCTCCTATGTTATTAGGTAAAAACATGGTACAACAAAGAAGCGTGCATGTACACGCTTACTTTTGCTCTTTTTTACGCCAGTCTGCGACTTTCGGTACTTCGTCGCCACGATCAGCGTCGACATCGGGATCTTCGCCAATCTGATCTAAGCGTTCTTGAAACTTTTCAAAAGCGGCTGGACTCATCCAGTAGTCATAATCACCATACATAATTAAACTCCTTCAGTGTTAAGTTCAAATTTAAGTTGTTGAATTTGCCCCATAACTTTTGGATAACCAGCTTGAAGCAAATACGCCTGATACGCACCACTTGCCGCATTTCGTAAATGACGGCCATGATACTTGATTTCGGCTAACTGGTTTTCAAGAGCGTGTAAGCGATCACGTTTTTCAAAACGATCATTAGCCATTCTAAATTCCTCAACTGCTTTGGTTAGTTGTACTGCTACTTTACGTGTATAATTAATGGTTGTCATATGATTGCCTTTCAATAATCAATAAAAATGTTACAATGTCAATATATCACGTTTTTTGTCTGTAAACATACTTTTTTTCATAAAATATGCACTTTTTTGTATACAGAACTCAAAATCTATGGTATTTAGGCTCCAAAAGTGGCTATTTTTTGACCAATTTCACATATTTTTATATTTTCTAAAAATTATGGTTTAAAATAACACAATGCTAATGTATATTGCTTAAAAATATACGTACATGATTTTTGACAATAATTAAGGGATGTTATGTCATCGGGATTTGCTGCACAGGTCATCGCACCTACTGAAATTTACGCTAAATTTTTAGAAGAACGACAATTTGATTCTAACGACGTCAACACGTTACAGTTAGAACTACTTAATCAAGTACAGACTTACGAATTACTTGGCCATACAAAAGAGTGGGCGATTAAAGTCCCCTATTTTGATTTCAATGGTGTACCTACAGCGTTCTCACGCGTTAGAATCTTAACGCCTAAATCTAAAATGAAATACAGCCAAGCACGCGCATCTGGCTCTCATATCTATTTACCACCCACAGTCAATTGGAAAACCGTCGCACAAGACGTTGATATTCCTATCATCATTACTGAGGGCGAATTCAAAGCTTGGTCGATTACTAAAGTTATTGATCGTGATAACCTACTTTACGCCGCACTTGGATTGGCAGGTGTCACTTCATGGACTGACAAAGATGGTTTACATTTACATAAAGACTTAATGAAGATCGCGTGGAAACGCAAAACCTCATTCTCAGATAAGTCTCGCAAAGTCTACATTGTCTTTGATTATGACGGCGCCAATGAAGATGGTGAACCTAACGAACAAGTTGGCATGGCTGAAACTAAATTAGCTGTGACATTAAGAGGCTTAGGTGCTGAAGTCCATCTATGTAGAGTCGGACGTTTTGGACCTGGTAAAGGTACTAAATACGCTATTGATGATCACCTTAATAAAGGTGGTACATTGGCTGAGGTCCTTGCTTCAACTTCTATTATGCTGAATGGCATTGACACTTTAGAAACTAAATTATACGAATTCAAAACACAATATGCTTTATTCAATGGCGATGTTATAAGACTCAAAGACGGGCTTGTACTTAATTGGAATAAAGCTAAAATTGATAGTGCACAGCATTACTTTGTGCAAGTCATACAACGATCAAATGGTGCCACCTCTTCAAAAGAAATCCCGCTTATTGAAGAGTACAAGAAGTGGAGTCGATGTTGTAAACTCGAACACATTGGTATGTATCCCGAATACCAGGGTTTGCAAATCACTCCACACTCTTGTTATAACCTATTTAAGAACTGGGCGTATGAACCACATAATGGCGACCCTTCAGTTTATCTAGAATTCTGTAATTATTTCTTTCAAGAAGAGCCACACTTTGCTGATTATTGGCATGACTGGGTTGCAAATGTCATACAATATCCTTGGCGACGTAACAACACATCACCGCAATTCATTCATGATATGCAAGGTATGGGAAAATCTGCGATACCTGAATTCATTGCTGAAATGCTTGGCATGGGAGATAACGCACCGGCTGCAGCATTAGGTCCTGATGACCTATTTGGAAACTTTAACGGTGCACTCAAAGGTAAAATCTTTGTCGTGGTGAATGAACCTTCATCTGACCGTGCCGATCATTCTGCGAGGCTTAAAAACCTAATCACAGGTAAAGAAATTGTGATCAACAATAAATATGGCGCGCAATATACCATACAGAATTATGTGAACTATGTGTTTACTTCTAACAAACCTTATATTACGCACATGGGTAACTCATCTCGTAGAGAGGCGATATATAAGTGTCCTACATTTGAACAGTCGGATATTTTTAACCGCGTCCATGCTATGATGAAATGGGCACGTGAAGATGGCGGCAAAGGATTTAGTTATGTACTTAATTGGTACTTAAATCGTGATCTAACTAACTTTAATCCTTATGCACCGGCACCTAAAACTAAGTACAAGGACATCGCGATCGCCGCGTCTAAGACACCTTTAGAATCTTTTGCACAGGAACTTACTAATTGGACTAAAGATAACTTGGACGGTATTGGTGCTTTTACATCGGCACAATTACAGATTCTATGTGAAAAATGGGGCCATGATAACCATGCTAAGAAGTCTTATATCATGAAAGCGTTGCTTGCGCAAGGTGATTGTCACGAAGAAGTCGTGAAAGTCGATGGCAAAGCTGTTCGTGTTGTGTTATTTGATGCTAGGAATAAGGTTACAAAAAGTCTTGTAACTCAGGCATCGAACGCTGAAATAACACGTAAAACATCTCATGCTATCTCATTAGAGATGGAAAATAGCACAAATTTCTAGAAAAAAGTTGTAACCTGTAACCTTTTTGTAACCTTTTTTGTAACCTGATAACTTATTGATTTTATTATTTAATATTATATTATTTTATAAAGGTTACAAAGGTTACAATATTATAAAAAGATATATAAATTAGATATTACGTTTCTATATATATAGTTTTCGGGCGGTTTGTAACCTTTTTTGTAACCTCCAATTAAGCGTGATGCGCAAATAAGTATTATCTTTTATAAATTTTATGGTGTAATATTTCATTTATTATGGTAACTAAAACTATGACTGAAAACGGAAAGTATATCGGGCGACCTTCTAAGTATGATCCAGCCTATTGTCCGAAGGCTGTCGAGCTTGGAAAGCTTGGCTACTCCTTTGAGATGATCATTGCTGAACTTGGTATCGCACACTCAACTGCTGATCATTGGTACGAAGCACACGAGGAGTTTCGAGCTGCGATTGATGAAGCCAAGCTCCAAGAGTTAGCATACTGGGAGAAATTAGCGCTCACACATATGATTGAGTCACCTGGTAACACAAAGCTAAACACAGGGTTATGGGCGCGTAGCATGAGCGCTCGGTTCCCAAAGAAATATCGCGAAAACACTAAAGTCGAAGTAACTGGCAAAGAGGGCAAACCGATCGAAGTCGATGTTGTCCATGACTTTGCTCAAGATCTTGTAAACGATCTGCTGAGCCTACGACAATCAGATGCAGAAAAGTGAGATTGCTGAGCACATAGCTCAAAAAATTAAGACTGGCCCAGATCTAAATGCGTTGCCCGTAGAACATAGAGCGGCGCTCAAGGCAAGATTGAAGTGGTTGACCATAGCCAATAAGCACCAAATACCTCCACAAGGCGATTGGTGGGCAATATGGTTGCTCTTAGCTGGACGTGGCGCAGGCAAGACAAGAAGCGCAGCTGAATGGACTTGGTGGGAAGCATGGAGCAAACCTAAGACAAGGTGGTTAGTCTCCGCACCCACAGCCGGTGATGTACGCGATGTCTGCTTTGAGGGAGACTCAGGTCTGCTAAGTGTTATGCCACCTGAGATCGTGGAATCTTATACGAGGTCTCTACAAGAGATCAAACTTAAGAACGGCTCACTCATAAAAGGGATCCCGGCATCCGAACCAGCTAGATTCCGAGGTCCTCAGTTTCATGGTGGTTGGTGTGATGAGTTAGCTGCATGGGACTACTTGGACGAGTCCTGGGATATGCTACAATTCGGAATGCGTCTAGGTTCTAAGCCTGTTGTACTATGTACCACAACACCTAAACCTAAACCATTGGTTGTCGATCTAGTAGCAAGAGACGGTGATGATGTTGCGTATACTTCAGCATCGACGTATGACAACATAGATAATTTAGCGCCCACATTTAAGAATCAGATCCTTCAGTATGAGGGAACTAACTTAGGGCGCCAAGAAATATATGCAGAGATTATCGACCCTGAAGAATCAGGTGTCGTCAAACGAGATTGGTTTAAACTTTGGCCTAAGGACAAAGCGTTACCTAAGTTTGAGTACGTTGTACAAAGTTACGATTGCGCTACGTCAGATAAGACTAAGAATGATCCTACAGCTTGCTCAGTGTGGGGTGTCTTTAAACCAGGTCCTGATAAGCCAATGAGCGTGATGCTAATTGACTGTTGGACTGAGCACATGCAATACCCTGACCTAAGACCTAGAGTCATAGAGGAATATAAATCCATCTACGGAGATGAGAATGAATGGGGGCATGGAAAGAAAGTTGACTTAGTTCTCATCGAAGATAAGTCGGCTGGGATTAGCTTATTACAAGACTTGCAAAGAGCCGGGTTACCCGTACGAGGATATAACCCAGGCAACGCAGATAAGATGATGCGCCTGAACGTAGTAGCACCTATCATTGCCAAGGGCCGAGTGTATATACCTGAGTCGACTAAGCGCGATGGCTATCCAAGAGATTGGGCCGAACAGCTTGTAGCTCAAGTATGTGCATTCCCAGAAGTCAGACATGATGACTTGGTGGATACAACATCACAGGCACTAAGAGTTATCCGTGACATGGGCTTCATCAACATTGATCCGGTAATTGATAACTCAGATATGTATGTGGATGAGACAAGACCACGTTACGTAAACCCATATGCGGTTTAAAGTTTACATGGCTTTTACATATAGCATTA